CTTATAGAGATTGCAAAGATGTTAGGTGGATATACAGAGGATGACTTTACCATTATGCGTGGTATTGCAGCTGATGTAGCTTACCCTATCGTTGCCTTTAATGGTGATTTGATAGGTTTGTTTGGGTCTAATCCCTCAGGACAGAATCTCACTGTCTATATAAACTCCATCGTTAACTCTCTTTATGCTCGAGTTTGTTTCTTTAGCGCCCATCCGGAAAAGAATAATTTTCGTGCACATATAGCCGCCACGACGTATGGGGATGATATAGTAGCTGGTGTGGCTGAAACTGCACCTAAGTTTACATTCCAGTCAGTTCAAGCGACCCTTAGAGATATGGATATTGGATTTACCACGCCCGATAAGCAGGATACTACACATCCGTATGTCGCGTTTAATGAGGTCGACTTTCTTAAAAGGAAGAGTGCTTTTTTTGCGCCTCTAGGTCATGAGGTTGGTGTATTGAGTGAGGATTCGATTATGAAATCCCTCTTCTGTTGTTTGCGTTCCAAATCAGTTTTACCAGGTGTTCAATGTGCTGGAGCGATGGATAGCGCTCTCCATGAGTGGTTTTATCACGGAGAAGAGATTTTTGAGGATCGGCGGGCAAAGTTCCAGGAAATATATAATCGTTCCGGCTTTAGACCTGCCTCTCTGGATTTATCATTCCAGGATCGTGTTGATCTCTTATTGAAGGGTGATTAATGCTGCAGCTATCTCATGTACATAATTATGTGTTGTATTTTTACTTTTCACGTTTATAAATCATGTGTCGCGGGGTCGTTGCCCCTTTCCGCCTGGAGAGGCTTTATAATACTTGATTCGGAATATCTAAATTGTCCCTCTGTGCTTCAGGATAAGCACATTAAGTTAAAAATCCTCGCTCATTATTGATTACGCAGCTTTGATGGTTTTGTTTCTTATCTATCTGAGTTACGCTTAATGAGTGTAGGCAACTGTAATGGTTACTCTTATTTAGGAGGATCTCGCCAATCACTAAAGTCACGCCCTACTCTTGCCTTGTGCGGCAAGTTTTTTTGTTAGGTTTTTAAATAAAAGCACAACTAACAATTTATCTAGTAAGACCACTACGGTGGAACAAAATGTTGCTTTTTCGCAACAATTGGTTGATATTTCTTTGTCCCCAGCTACAGAGCTCGACCCCTCCTATTTATATGGGCAGGCGTCTGACGTGTCTCTGGGGGCTTTCTGTGCTCGACCAATTAAGCTAGCAGAAATTATTTGGAATACTGCCGCAGGGAGTTTTGATACAACGATTGACCCTTGGTCGCTGATTATTAACGATTCTCTGCTGCGCAAAAGGATTGAAGGTTATCGTCTCTTACATTGCAAATTACACTTACGTATCGTTTTGAACGGTAACCCCTTTCTTTATGGTCTGGCTATGGCATCATACACTCCACGACCTTCTTCCGCTTTTATGCAGGCGAGTGCTGCGGATGCTGTGACTTGTCAAGAGTCTATGAAGCCTTTTATTTTCCTTAATCCTACCTCTAGCGAGGCAGGAGAGATGGTGATGCCTTTTTTCTCACCTGATAATTGGATAGATTTGACCAGTTTTAACAAGACCGATATGGGTGATCTAAGACTGCGATCTATAAACAATCTACGCCACTCCAATGCTACCTCTGGAGCTGTACAAATTACTGTTTTCGGTTGGTTGGAAGATGCAGTTTTGGCTGCTCCCACCCAAGTTGATTATGATGTGTATACTATACAGAGTGGTGATGAATATGATTCAAGACCCAGTGCCATGGCTACATCTATAGCTAAGGCGGCTGGGAATCTGGCCCGTGTTCCGGTTATTGGGCGTTATGCCCGTTCGACGGAGATCATGGCTACTATGTTTAGTAAGCTTGCTGCCAGTTATGGATTTGCCAGACCTACGATCATTTCTGATGTTTGTCGTTTTAAGCATCAAGGTAATGGTAATATGGCCAATACTGACCAACCTGACTCAGCCGTCAAGCTCTCTTTAGATTCGAAACAGGAGCTTAGTATTGATCCTCGTACAACAGGGCTAGCTGGGGAAGATGAACTACTCGTTAGATCGATTGTAACGCGATATGCCTTTTTTAGGACAGCTGAATGGTTACCGTCTCATGAGGATGGTCACGTATTGGC